GGGGACCGCCGCCGGGGGTCACATTTTCAAATTCGCATGTTTTTGAGTAGCTTAGCAAGTACAACTAACGTGGAATTGCAGAGTGCTGAACGTAAGGTCTGATTTTCAGGAAAAATGTGAATTTGAGCCAATACGTGGTTGCCTCGAATGGCGAGGGGGTCATTTCGGAAACGGGTATGGTTCCTATTCGGTGTTGGGCGTTCAGCACGTCGCGCACGTCTACGCTTATGAGAGCGTCAAAGGCGCCGTGCCCGACGGTTTAGAACTTGATCATCTATGCCGGAATCGGAATTGCGTGAATCCATATCACTTAGAGGCGGTTACGCATCGCTTGAATACTTTGAGGGGTGTCGGGCCTGTAGCCGAGAACGCGAAGAAAACGCATTGCCCAAAAGGTCACGCTTACGAAGGCGACAACATTAAGATGGATGCCGGAAGCCGCAAGTGTCGGACGTGCGTGAATGAGAGAAAGAACGCCGCATATCACGCAACAAAGGCCCCCCTAAAACCCCACCGAAACGCCGCTAAGACGCACTGCAAGTACGGACATGCGCTCGAGGGCGACAACCTGCATATTTCTACGAGCGGGGCGCGGGTCTGCAGAACGTGCAAGCGCCGGCGGCGGAAGGGGAGCTAGTGCCATCGCTAAACGCGGACCTAAGCCGAAAGGCCCACCGAAAGAGCCCCGTTTAGGCACGCGCGGCCCGAAGCCAAAGGCTACGGCACTGCGCATCCTCGAGGGTAATCCGTCCAATCGGCCGCTGAATGAATTTGAGCCGGTTTGCTCGATGCCGCCGGTTAAGCCGTCGCTTGTCGCAATGGATGAAGTCGCGTCGCTTAAGTGGGATGTGATTATCGGGGCTATGCCGCCGCAGCTTTATACGGCACTCGATACGGATGTTTTGTCGGCGCATTGCTTGGCGTGGTCCTTACTCTCAAAAGCGCAGTCGGAAATTGATAGCGGCGGAATTATTGCGTTCAGCGTAAACGGAGAAGGGCCGGCAGCGGCGGTTAGGATATGGAAAGCAGCGGTCGAAACGCTTTTGAAGACGGCAGACCGCCTAGGGCTGCATCCAGGCGCAAGAGCCAGGCTCGAGATGCCCAAGCGCAACGAAGCGCCGCAGAGCAAATTTGCGGGCTTGCTTGGTCGCACCCCACAATAAGGAAAGCCCTGGCCGAAGATTGGAACCTCGAGCGCTGCCAGCGCATCATTGATTTTCTGCATAACCTCAAAGTGCCGAGCGGCATGGGCCAGGGCGAGCCCTTGGTGCTGATTGAGGAACAGCTAGATTTTATCCTCAATGTCTACGGTCCGCGTAATCCGAGCAAGTGCGATCTGCGGCGTATCCGTCGCGCGCTATTGTCCGTAGCCCGTAAGAATGGCAAGTCGGGCTTCGCCTCCGGCCTTGTGCTTGTGCATCTAGTAGGGCCGGAAGCGAAGCCTAACGGCGACGTGTATTCGGCCGCTACCGACCGCGAACAGGCGGCGCACATTTACAAGATGACCATGCAAATGGTTAAGCTCGATCCAGAGCTAGACGCCATGTGCAAATGTCTCGACACGAAAAAGCGCATCGTCTGCTATCACAACGGCAACTTTTATCAGTCGCTTGCCGCGGACGCGCGCCGGCAGCACGGCGGCAACCCGGTCTTTTGTATCTATGACGAGTTGGCGCAAGCCTTGGACCGGGAGCTTTACGATGTGCTCACAACGTCGTTTGGCGCTCAAGAGGAAGGATTGTTCCTCGTTATTTCGACGCAAAGCAGTGATCCGCAGCACATCATGACGGAGCTGTGCGACGACGCGCTCGCGCAAGAGGCTGGCACGCTAGAAGACCCGTATTTTTACGGCAAAGTGTACGCCGTGCCGGAAGGCGCCGACATATACGATGAAAATAATTGGAAGCTTGCGAACTTCGCGCTCGGTAAGTTCAAGTCAATCGAGCACATGCGCGCCCTGGCCGTAAAGGCTCGCAAGTCGCCGGCCGCTGAAGCCGCGTTCTGCGCGCTCGAGCTGAATATGCGCGTAGACGGCACGCATCGGCTTGTGAACAGCCGCGATTGGAAGGCGTGTGAAAGTCCGTTTCAGGCGTCAGAGATGCGCGGGCTTAAGTGCTATGGGGGGTTAGACTTGTCGTCTCGCCTTGATCTCACAGCCTTTACGTTGTCATGGGTTCAGCCTGATAACGTCTGCGTGGCGACTAAGACGTGGTTTTGGACACACGGTCACGAAATTGCCGATAGAGAGGAAAAGGACGCCGCGCCCTATCGTGTTTGGGAAAAAGCCGGATGGATTCGCATTCTTCCGGGGCGTGCGATCTCGTTTAAGGCGGTGGTGCAAGATATTGAAGCCATAATCGAAGGCCACGACTTGCAGGCTATTGCCTTTGACCGGCACCGCATTGACGAGCTTAAGCGCGAGATGGAGTATGAGAGTATCGAAGAGGAATACTTCAAGCTAATCCCTCACGGCCAGGGGTATATTGACATGGCCGGCGCGGTTGATGCGCTTGAGGAACGCGTTGTCCAAAACACGCTGCACCATGACGGCAACCCAATTGTCACTTATTGCCTTTCCGCGGTGAAGGTTCTCAAAGACCCCGCCGGCAACCGCAAATTTGACAAGTCGAAGGCTACCCGGAGAATTGACGGCGCGGTAACGCTCGCAATGTCTCTTTCAGCAATTGCGAAAGCAGAAAAACCGGAGCCAAAAGAGGTTTCCGTCTACACAAAGCGGGGAATGCGTGTCCTCTAGAAGCTCGGATTTGGCCTTTTTGGCCCCTCAAAGTATCAAAAAATTCATTTTCGGCGCTACGCAAACGACAGGTCCGGGCCGGATTTCGAGCACACCGGACGAGATTCAAGAGGCGCTTTTGCGCGAATTGGAGGGCTCTAAGAGCCTTTTCGGGCCGATTTCGGACGCTAACGCTATGTCTGTTGCGGCCGTTTGGGCGTGCGTGCGCCTGCTTTCGACCGCCGTCGCTATGCTTCCCGTCGCGCTCTACCGCAAAGACGGCGAAAAGAACGTTTTGGACGTAAAAAATCCGGTTCATCGCTTGATCGCGGTACGGCCTAATCATTGGCAGTCGCCGTTTGAGTTCTGGCAGATGGCAGTTGGCCGGATGCTCACAAAAGGCAACTTTTACGCTCAAAAGGTTGTTTATCGAGGCGAAGTAACGGACCTTTTGCCCCTTAGCTCTGACCGTGTAGAGCCGGTGCAGTCTATTACGAACGGAATCAGCTACGTTTACACGCGAGACGACGGGAGCAAGATTTCCTTCCCGCAAAAAGAGATTCTGCACATTCGTAGTTTGTGCCTTGACGGGCTGAAAGGGCTCGGAACGCTCGAATACGCGCGTAATTCCATTGGTGCGAACATCCATATGGAGATGCACGGCGCTGGCATGATGCAGAATGCGGCGACGCCAAGCGGGGCGCTCGAGACGGACCTTGAACTTACCGATGAAGCTTTCGAGCGTCTGCGTAAGGGTATCGATGAACATCACGCTGGCGCCAAGAACGCCGGCCGCCCCCTCATTCTTGAGAGCGGCTTGAAGTGGAAGGCCATGTCTATGAACGCGGAAGATCTCGCGTTCATTGATCAGCGGAAACTTACGCGGTCAGAAATAGCGATGTTCTTTGGCGTGCCGCCGCACATGATCGGCGATATCGAGCGCGGCACGTCTTGGGGCTCTGGCATTGAGCAGCAGAACCTCGGATTTCTAGTTCACACGCTCATGCCGTATCTCGTAAATATCCAACAGGCATGTTTGCGTGATTTGCTCCCGTTAGCTGAACAACCTAATTTCGTCGTCAAGTTTGACACGAGCATTTTGACACGCGCGGATTTTGTGTCGCGTCAAAACGGCCTCGATAAGATGAAGCGAAGCGGAGTGTTGTCGGCAAATGAGTGGCGCAAAATCGAAGGCTATGACCCGATCCCCGGCGAAGACGGCGACGCGTATTCAGTCTCGAGGGCCGGCGCGGACGCTCAACCCTCCGAAGGCTCGCGCAGTACGCCAGCCCGTCAAGGTGCAGGCTAAGGCTCAGGCAACCGAAGCTCTCTTCAACAAAGAGAACGCCTCTTTTGAGGTTTTTGCGCGCGACAACGATACGACCGAGATCAATCTCTATGACGAGATCGGTGGATGGTTTGGCATCACGGCGCGGCAGTTCCGCGAGAAACTAGACGGGGTTAAGTCGTCTAAGATCATCCTGAACATCAACTCCCCGGGAGGCGATGTTTTCGACGGTATCGCTATCTACAATGACCTACTTGCGCATAAAGCATCTGTTGTGGTACGGGTTACTGGTCTCGCGGCAAGTGCGGCTTCATTGATCGCAATGGCGGGGGACGAAGTACACATTGCGGATAATGCGTTTTTCATGATTCATAATGCGTGGAGCGTTGCTGTTGGCGATGCTCGAGCTATGACGAAACGGGCGAACCTACTCGGCAAGATTGATGCAGAGTTAGGCGAAACCTACGCCGCTCGCACGGGCGGCGACGCTGAAGATATCCGCGAACAGATGAACGAAGAAACTTGGCTCAACGCCGATGAGGCAGTTGAGCAAGGCTTCGCAGATCATATTATTTCGGCGGATGAGAAAGCGGACGCGAAAGCTTCGTTTGACCTTGCGCCGTTCAAGAATGTTCCGAAGGCATTGAAGCCGCGGCGCATGGCGAAGGCTAAGACGAAAGAGGAACCGGAACGACCGGCGCCCCCCGTCGAAGACTTTTCGTCACTCGTAGCCGCCATGAATGACGGTAACGCACGATTGGCGGCATTGATTTCACAAATTTAAGGAATTTCAAGCATGACGCTTATTAAGTCGGCCGCAGCCCGCGGCCGTAAGCCTCTTGTTGTGCCCGGCTTGCTGCCGGGAATGGCCCGCGCCGAGGCACCTACCGTCGCTGATGTTCAGGCGACGCTCAACAAGATGCTTAACACGTTTGAGCAGTTCAAAGCGCAGAATGACAAAGAGCTTTCTGAGCTGAAGAAGGGCGCCGCGGACGTTGTTACGAAGGAACACACAGACCGTATCAACGCGGAGATGACGAACCTTCAGAACGAACTGAAGGAAATCAATACGAAGATGGCAATCGCTGCCATCAACAAGACGAACGATAACGTTTCGCCGGAGGTTGCCGCCTATACGAAGGCGCTTTCAACCTACATGACGACGGGCGACGGGGAGCGCGAGCTTCACGCCCTGGCCGTCAAGGCGTCGATGACCACGGATAGCAAGCCCGATGGCGGTTATCTTGTCCCGACGACTGTTGAAACGGCCATTTCGCGCATTGTTGGCGTTCGTTCCGCCATGCGCGGGCTCGCGCGCGTTGTTTCGATTGGCGGCGACACATTTACGAAGCTTCACAACCTTGGCGGTGCCACGTCGGGTTGGGTTTCGGAAAAGCAGTCGCGAACACAGACGAACGGCCCGCAGCTTTCCGAACAGGAATATGTCACGAACGAGCTGTATGCGATGCCGGCGGCAACGCAGAAGCTCTTGGACGATTCGCGTGTCGATATTGCCGCCTGGCTCGCGGAAGAGGTTGCGATTAAGTTTGCCGAAGACGAGGGCAACGCCTTCGTTGAGGGCGACGGCAATAAGAAGCCGCGCGGCTTCCTCGCGCAGACGATGATTGCTAACGCTTCGTATGCGTGGGGCAAGATCGGCTTCACGTCGACAGGTGTTGCTAACAACATCTTCGACAATAGCAATAACGGCACGGACAAGTTGATTGATCTTGTCCACAGCCTCAACTCGGCGTATCGCGCGAACGCTTCGTTCCTTATGAACGATCTCTCGCTCGCCGCGGTTCGCAAGCTGAAGGATGGCGAGGGCAATTACCTTTGGCAACCGTCCGTGCAGGCCGGCGTTCCTTCGCAGCTTCTCGGCTATAGCGTTGTCTCTGACGATAACATGCCGGACATCGGAGCGAGCGAATTTCCGATTGCGTTTGGCGATTGGAACCGCGGGTATCTGATTGTTGATCGCATCGGCGTTCGCGTTCTGCGCGATCCGTACAGTTCCAAGCCCTACGTGCTGTTCTACACCACGAAGCGCGTTGGCGGTAACGTCCAAGATTTCGCTGCGATCAAGGTTCTGAAGTGCAGCACCTAAGCTGAGTTGTCGCGCTTCGGCGCGACTTCTCTACGCTTTGTTTCAACCGTTTTTAGGACACTGATTTAATGAAAGACATTCACTCAGGCATGAGCCTTATCGCCAATATTGGGCCGGTGACGCTCTCCGCGGACAACACGCCCGCGGCTATCGATATCCGCGGTTTCGACGGCATTGAGCTTATTTTCGGCGTCGGTGACGACGGCGTTACGTTCAGCGAAACGGATAAGCTCGAGATCGAAGTTTCGCACAGCGACGACAACGTAAGTTATTCGCGGCCGACTGCGGATGACTTCTTGGGCGAAGTTGCGGTGTCAGATGGGACTTCGGGCTATTCGAAGGTGCTCGCGTTCATCGCGGCTCATGCCACCGCGAACGTGTACCGTCTTGGGTACGTTGGCGGAAAGCGCTACCTGAAAATTCTCTTCAACTTCTCGGGCACGCACAACACCGGCACGCCGCTTTTTGCAATCGTTCTCGGTATGCATCCGTCTGTTGCGCCGATTGCGGCTGACGCGATCTAATACCGGCTAGAAGAAAGGACGCGAAGATGAACCTTTTGCTTGTGACGCCGCCGGCCGTAACGCCGGTTAGCCTTGCGGAAGCGAAGGAACATCTTCGCGTCGAGCATGACCTTGACGACGCCTATATAACGTCTTGCATCGCTGCGGCTGTGTCGCGCATTGACGGCCGCAACGGCTGGCTTAGGCGTTCGCTGATTAATCGCACCTATCAGCTATTCTTGCCGTGGTTTCCGGTAGCGCGCTGCATCCCGCTACCGTTGCCGCCGCTCAACAGCGTTTCCAGCATCAAATACCAAGACGAGAACGACGTTGAGCAGACTTTCTCGAGTGGTAGCTATCAAGTCGTGAAGAATGAAGATGAAGGCTACATCTATTTGAAGACCGGCGAGAGCTGGCCGGGAAACACCTTTGAGCGGCCGGACGCGGTGAAAATTGAATTTGTGGCGGGCTATGGTGCTGCGGGCTCCGATGTGCCGGGTAACATTCGCCACGCGATTAAGATTGAAATTGGAGCGCTATACGCAGAGCGGGGCGATGCCGAGATCGACGTTGATCCGCAGATTGCGACACGCCGTCTTCTCGCGCCCCATAAGCGAGTGTTGCTGAGATGAGCATCGGCAAGCGCCGCGAGCGTATTCAGATAAAGCGCAAAGCCGAAGTTGAGCGTGACGATGGCGGTTTTGACGTAGCGCTTACCGTCATCCAAACGCGGTATGCGTCGATTGAGCCATTGCGGCGTGCTGGCAATACCGAGATTGAAGTTGCGGGCGCGTTGCGCGGCACGGTGCGCTATCGCATCGAAGTTGATAGCCGTGGCGCCGACGTTCGCACGGACGATATTATTGTTTGGGTTACAAACGAGAACATGGTTTTGAACGTGCGAGACGTGCGCACGCCTTCGAAGCGCTCTTTGCCGCTCGAGATCATCGCTGAAGCCGGAGTTCCGAATAGTGGCACGTAGACGCGTCTCCGGTGACAGCAAGCTTCGCCGCCAGCTTCGCCGCTGGCCGGAAGAGTTGCGACGTGGCGTCCAAACGGTGATGACTTATTCCGGCGATACGCTGCGAAACGAAATAGAGATGCGAGCGCCGAAAGACGAAGGCGACTTGTCGGAACAAGTGCTTTCGCGCGTCTCGCGTGACGGTCTTTCAGTTCAAGTCGGCTATTCGAAGCGTGTGGGCTTCAAGACGGCTTGGAAGAAAGGCGGTTTCAAGGCGCTGTTCCAAGAGTACGGGACGCGGCACCACGGCGCTCAGCCGTTTATCGGCGAGTCCTATCGGGCGAAGCTCGCCGGCATCTTGGGCGATATAGAAGCCGCGGTGAATAAGGCAATTAACCGGGCGAGTGAGCTATGAGCGCCGATCTTGTCTTTCAGGAAGTGATCAATCTCGAGATCAAAGCGGCGCTTCCAACAATTAGGCGTGGAGCAATGCCTCCGAAAGACGGTACGTTCCCGTATATTCAATTTGGCCAGACTGTAGTGACTGATACCTACGCGACGGGCAAAGAGATCATCGCGGAAGTCCATACGTGGTCAACTGCCGCTGGACCCCATGAGATTAAGCAGTTGCAGCAGACTATCAGAGGTGTGCTCGAGAAGTGTTTGCACGACCGCGGCGGCTTTCATTTTGTAGCCATTCGCGAGAATGATGCGCGTGTGATTTTAGATGTTGATGGTGAAACGTGGCATGGTGTCCAGCGGTTTAGGGCGCTC